CCTGATGTACCATCTGTTCCACTTGTACCTGAAGTACCATCTGTTCCGCTAGTTCCTGATGTACCATCTGTTCCACTTGTTCCTGAAGTACCTGTAGTTCCACTAGTTCCTGAAGTACCTGTAGTTCCACTAGTTCCTGAAGTACCATCTATTCCACTTGTTCCCGAGGTTCCTGATGTTCCATCTATCCCTGAAGTACCTGATGTTCCTGTAGTTCCACTAGTTCCTGAAGTACCATCAGTCCCACTAGTACCTGACGTTCCGTCAATACCTGAAGTTCCCGAAGTTCCATCAATACCACTCGTACCTGAAGTACCACTCGTGCCTGAAGTACCCGTAGTTCCACTAGTTCCTGAAGTTCCTGTTGTACCTGAGGTACCCGAAGTTCCATCAATACCTGATGTTCCACTTGTACCTGAAGTACCATCAATACCTGATGTTCCACTAGTTCCGGTTGTACCACTTGTTCCTGAAGTTCCGTCAATACCGCTAGTTCCTGATGTACCATCAATACCTGAAGTTCCGCTTGTTCCTGAAGTACCATCAATTCCTGATGTACCACTAGTGCCTGAAGTTCCATCAATACCTGAAGTACCGCTAGTTCCACTCGTACCTGAAGTCCCCGATGTTCCGTCAATACCACTAGTTCCAGATGTACCTGAAGTACCTGAAGTACCTGATGTACCATCAATTCCACTTGTACCACTAGTACCGGTTGTTCCACTTGTACCTGAAGTACCATTTACACCACTAAGACCTGAAGTACCACTAGTACCTGAAGTACCATCTGTACCTGATGTCCCTGTTGTTCCACTAGTCCCTGAAGTTCCATCCGTACCACTAGTACCTGATGTTCCGTCAATACCCGAAGTCCCTGATGTTCCATCCGTACCACTTGTTCCTGAAGTACCATCTATACCACTAGTACCTGAAGTACCATCTGTTCCTGAAGTTCCGCTAGTTCCTGAAGTTCCATCCGTACCACTTGTCCCCGATGTACCATCAATACCACTTGTACCTGATGTTCCGTCAATACCCGAAGTCCCTGATGTTCCGTCAATACCCGAAGTCCCTGACGTTCCGTCAATACCGCTAGTTCCCGATGTCCCATCAATACCACTTGTACCTGATGTTCCGTCAATACCACTCGTACCTGATGTTCCATCAATACCACTCGTACCTGATGTTCCGTCAATACCTGAAGTCCCCGATGTTCCATCAATACCGCTAGTACCTGATGTTCCATCAATACCACTCGTACCTGATGTTCCGTCAATACCTGAAGTCCCCGATGTTCCATCAATACCGCTAGTACCTGATGTTCCATCAATACCACTAGTCCCTGATGTTCCGGTAGTCCCTGAAGTACCTGATGTTCCTGAAGTTCCACTTGTACCTGAAGTACCATTAATCCCTGATGTGCCTGAAGTCCCACTAGTTCCTGAGGTCCCACTTGTTCCACTAGTCCCTGAAGTACCACTTGTCCCTGTTGTTCCACTAGTCCCTGAAGTACCACTTGTTCCCGATGTTCCATTAACACCCGAAGTTCCACTTGTACCTGAAGTCCCGCTTGTTCCTGCAGAAGTAGTAACGGTAATATTACCGTTGCCATTATTAGTTACAGTAGCGTTAACAAATGTAATACCTGAAACAGGAAACACTGTAGTAACACCATCACCAACCGAAAGGGCTGACCCTGTACCTGATGTGAATCCTGAAATTTCTACTTCACTTCCATCACTATTATTAAGTGTTAACGTTTCAGTACCACTATTATATGTTCCACCGGTTATTGTTCCTGTAAATCCTGTTATTGTTACAGTACCTCCGGTGTTATTGAATAAATCTAAAGTTGTTGTCGCAGAATAATATGTTCCACCTGTAATTTGAATGTCAGTGGAGCTAACTATTCTCCATTTGGCATCATCTCTTGTAACACCATCAATACCCTCAATTGTTGAACCGGTCCAAGCGCTAATAAAATCCCTACCCGCTTGAGACCTAGCGTTTACTGTTGTAAATGTTGATTGTTGTGTTATTGCTGAACTACCTGTTAAACCTGTAAGATTACCCCATAAGACATCGTAATCAGGTATGTAGTATTGATAAACAGTATCCGTTTCATAAACATAAACTTGCATTCCAAGTTTTCTTCTTCCTGATGAAATATTATCAGAATTAAGTGTTAAGATAGTCCATTGTAATCCCGAATTTGGTTGTACCGAAATCTGTATTGGAACAGTATTAGCTGAAAGTGTTTGAGAGCCAGTACCACTAAAAGTCAATTTTAAATTATCTGTGTAATACACCTCTTGATAACCCCCAACTTGTGAAACTGAAAAATTAGTCCCTTGTGGATTAGTTAAAGTAACACCTTCAGGTGAATTTAGAAGACTTAATGATGTAGGATTTTTATATGGAAACGCCATTTTATGTTTGTTTGATTTTATTATTATTTATTAACTTTTAGTGTCACCTCTAAAATATAGTGAACCTGATAACGGTGTTAGTATTGGTAATATAAATTGTGGACTTACCCATAATACTCGATAAGTCCCAGCAGGTATTGCAGCTCCGGATGTAACGTTCACATTAAGTGCCGTAGTACCAACAATGGTCCCAATATTACTATAAATTTCATCACCACCAAGATTAGTTCCAACATCAATTGTCATGTCAGTTAGAGAACCATTAACACCGTTTAATGGTATCCAAATAGTGTAAAAATACTCTTCAGATGGTGTAACCATCGATGAATTAACCTCTATTGAACCAAATGTATAAATACTTTGACTAAGACCATTTATCATTTGTCCATTAACTTGAGCTATTGGAGCCTTTAAGTCGTCAGGTTTAACAAAATTACCTGTACCATTAATAAATGATGGTTGATGAGCGTAAACATCTAAATCATTACTGTAACTTCCTGAGTTATCATTAGGGACTGTCGCAGAATAATAAGAATACCAATCAATTGCTCCTCCTGTTGTCGCAAAATTAAGTAAATCAGTATCATCTGTTGAGTCTTGAGGTTCAGCAAAGATATAAGCATAGAACGCCGCCATAGTAGGCGTCGGTGTAGGAGTTGGAGTTCCCGTATTTGTAGGTGTATTAGTTGGAGTATTAGTTGGAGTTTCCGTATTTGTTGGCGTTTGAGTTGGAGTTTCCGTATTTGTTGGTGTTGGGGTAGGTGTTAATCCTGACGTACCTGTTTGAGTAGGGGTTGGAGTATTAGTAGGTGTATTAGTAGGTGTCTCAGTATTTGTCGGAGTTTGTGTTGGTGTTGGCGTATTAGTTGGTGTATTAGTTGGCGTTGGTGTTATACAGTCAACATTCACAACAACCCCATCTAAAAAATTATTTCGAGTTACTGCAGAGTAGTAAATAAAATCATCTAAATAAATGTTAAATGGTCCTAATGATGTTGAATTTGAAGTGAGACTAATAATGTATTGAGTACACGCTGTTACCGTTAATTGTTGTTCAATTTCGGAAACACATCCAGGCGCATTATTAGTAACAAGAATAGAATATATTGACATTCGATGTTTTTATTAAATAAATACCACGACTATCCTATTTCAGTAATATTAAAATAAAAAATGAGTTGTTTATTCTTTAAGAAATAAACTATGCTTCAGTAATATTGATATTAACGGTACAAGATACCAATTCAATAGTAATGTTAAATGTACAACCAAACGTACAATCAAGTATTTTAAAAATCTCACAATCATTATCATCCACTAACAATAACATAATTTCCGGAGCGGTATTAAATATTGTTGGTATTACAGTATTATAATAAACTGTTGGTGGTACAGGACCAGAGTTAATTGTCCCTAATAAATAACGATTATTACCATATACATCCGCAATGTATACACTAATTGGATATGTTCCTCCTGAAATATCTGTAATAGTAATTTGTGTCATGTTATGTTAAGCACATTATATCATACTCTATAATCAAATCAATAATAATTTCTTGACCATTTAAAGTATCATCACCTCTTGTTGTCTCAATCGTAATTTGATTTGTTAAAGCGTTTATGGTAACATTCGCAATTCCCGGAACCGTCAATAATAACTGTTTAATGGTATCATAATATTCATTATCCGTTGGCCCGACATTTAACGAAGTAGTTGTAAAAAATAGTTCACTAGTTGTTAAATCAAGCGGTGTTACCGACACTTTTGCAGTGAATGTCGCACTTACTAAATCACACCCTTCATTATCCAATGTTAAATCATAAAAACCTTCATTCAACATTTGTAATAAACCAAACTTAGTTGGCGATTCAATATTGAAAACTTCCTCACCCATAACATAAGTTTGATATGATGTTAAACTAGCAAAACAACTAATTGAGGCACTTCTAACTAATGAACACCCACCACTATCTACAATAGTTAAACTATAAGTTCCACCCGTTAAACCTGATACTTGAATTTGTTGAGGATTGTTTGGCACATTATCAGACCAATAGAAAGTAAATGGAGGCAGACCTGAATTTATAAACGCAGTTATTTTACCACTATTACCCGTGCCACAAGAAATACTATACAGTGAATAATCCAATCTTTCACTTCCGGTAACTAATACACTAGAAGATTGAACACATCCGGCCCCATCAGTCACTGTAACCGTGTGTGTTCCGGCAGAAATATTATTAAAGGTTACCGCAGTTAAATTTGTATTTAAGATATCATATATCCCATTATCAATAGAATAATTAAGTGGAAATGTAATTCCTGAACTAACCGTAACACCTATGAAACCATTCACTTGATTACAAGAAGTACCTGTAACTGATGTTGATATAGTATACTGATTATCAGTCATAATATAAACCTCCTCAATATAAGAACATCCTGAACTATCACTAACCCCTATCGAATAAGTTCCTTCAGATAAATTCTCAAATAATTGAGCGGTTTGGTTATTACTAATATTGTTAGTGTCACCCCCAGGAGAAATTAAAGTATATGTATATGGTGTTTCTCCACCAATAACTGAAATTAAAATTTTACCATCAACACTTGAACAAGTTGAATTAGTTGTTTGAACAGACACCGAATTAATACCGTTTGGTGGAATCAATGATGTTTCAACATTTAAAGTACAAAGTCCTGCGTCTGTAACTAAAAACCCGTAAGTCCCTGAATACAACCCCGAAATTGTAAAAGTTTTTGAATATGAAACTTCAACCACCCCTGTTGAAGCAGAATAATAATATGGGGCAGTACCACCGGTAATTGTTAAACTAACCGAACCGTCAGAATTAAAACAAGTTGGTGATACAACAGTGAAAATACCAAACCCTATTGGGTCAACATCAGTCACTGTTTCGTTTTTACCTAAATTACACCCATAACCATCAGTAACTATAACTGAATATTGACCTGAAGTTAAACCTGTTATGGTAGAACCTGTTTGTCCGTTATTCCATAAATAACTAAACGGAGGTTGTCCTGTTATACCTGTTACACTAATTTTACCAATTGGGGTCCCTCCACAAGACGAATTTGGAACCATGTATAAACCATAATTTAGTACTTCCGATTCTTCAACTATAAAACTTTCACTTCTTCCAGTACAACCTCCAAGGTCTAAAACCGTCATATAGTAAGTCCCAGCACTTAAGTTGTCAAAGACAACATTATTAAGATTTGTTGATGCGGATTGAACATAAACATTATTATTTTGATATAAATAATAATTTGTTGAAGAGTATTGTGTCGTTGAAGTACCTGTAACAGACCCATTATTAAGTGAGCAAGTTGTATTATTAACATTTGTTATACTACAACATACCCCATTCGAAACAGGGATATTAATATATATAACTTGATTAGTTGGTAATGAACTATCAGTTACTTCAATACTATATGTCCCTCCGACTAAATTAGTTTTAGTTATCGAAGATAATATTATGTTTGTTGGAAATGATGGCTCAATCCATTGAACAGTATAAGGCGACGTACCATTAGACATCGTTAAATCAATCACCCCATTTGAGGTATTAAAACAATCTCCCGTTACATTTATATTATAATTAAGAGCCATTAGTTAGTATTACAATTTATATTTATTTGTATTCCCACATTTAAAGTTAACAATTCATCAATATTTCTTTCCGTACAAGTTAAACTTTCTATTTTTAATATATTTCCATCAATTTCGTATGTAAACCCATAATCGTATAATAATGATAGATTATCGAATAATGCAATCCTCCACATTTGTAGTGTTGGTACATCTGTATATCCATAACCTACATAAAATGGTTCTTTAATTAATAATTCACCACCAATTCTTAAATCAACATACCATTGAGTCTCCACAGAATTTTGTACACAATCATTTAATGTTAAACCATTTTGAGATAACATATTATCAATTCGATTTGCCAAAATACTATTAAAATTACCAACATTAGGGTCCCCATTTAACCATGGATATACAAAAAATTCAGTTGATTCGGTTGCACAATTATAATCGAAGATATTACTAATTATAAAACAAGGATTAACAGGAACCGGAACGAATTGACATCCTCTTTGTCTTCTATAAACAAATTTTTGTTTATGTAAAACTGAGTTCTCCAATTTAACACCGGTATTCCAAATTGTTGTGGCAGGAAACATTTGTTCCACCAATTTCATCCAATAAGGACCAATACCTGTAACATAATCAATAAGTTTTTGATAAGTATATTTGCTATTTGGTAATCCAACTGTCGCCTCAGATTCAATGTATTTCCACCATATAGATTGTAATGTTGGATATCCTCCTGTTTTACCATCACTAATGTATTGTCGATTTCTAACATTAATCATATTCTCCCAAAACGTTTGTGAGAATTCAAAGAATGTTTTCTTTTTAGGTTCAGGATTAATATAAGTCCAATCCACACCTCCCGGAACAGGATAACCAACAGTTAATCCGGATTCAGGTATTGGGTAATCATAACTAACCGATTGTCTCCAAACATCATAAACAAGACCTTGGGAAGGATTTAAAAATAAATCTACATTTTTAACATTTAATACTAGTTTTTCATCGTCAACATAATAATAGGCATTATAATCACCCTCAGTCGATACTCTAATTTTATTATCTTCTTCTAACCAAGACTTTTTATTATCAACAACTTTTTTTAACTTAAACCCTTCAGTCATGTAAGGGAATTGTCTAAATCTATCTAAATACGGTTGTCCATAAGTAAATGGACTTAAACTAGTTTGGATATTATAGTTTTGACCGGTATAAACATCACCGGTAATAATCACTTCATCCGGACTTCTATGTTGTGGGGTTGATTCATACCATCCTGAACCAACTTGGAAAAAATAACTTTCGGTATTAACAGGAGCTTTTGGAAAACCTAAACTATCAATAGGGTATTCATCTAACCTTATCGATACATCTTCATATGTTGCGATTGATGTATAAGCAGAATAAACATTACCTCTAATTTTATATGTTTCACCAGGCAAATAAGCCGGAGTATTATCAACATAAGTCCCTCCTGATATTGTAGCCCATTGCGTATAGAATTGGTCTAAATTAATCTTTTGGTCGGCTAAATAGATATGTTCATTATATTCAACTAATGAATCCGGAGCCCCAATTAACCTCATTAAAAATTCAACTGACCTTCTTGTTCCTTTTGATTTAAATAAGTAAGAGGCATTAATAATTAAATTACGATAATATGCGTAATTAATTTCAGTAGGTGTTAAAGCTCTTGTGTAACCAGGATAAGTTGGTGTTGAAGTATTTCCAAATATCGATTCTAAAAAATCTTCATCCGTAATTGGTGAGAAATTTGATGACCACCCTAATGTTTGAGCAAGATTAACAAGTAATTGTGATGGTATATCATTAGATGGATTGTAGTTAACCGAATTCATATAAGCCAATGCATCTATGAATTGTTTTATTTGGTCAAAACTTCTACCATAAATTTGAAATATCTTCTCAACTTTTTGACCCATAGTATCAAACTCTTTTAACGAGTCTGTCACCAAAAATCTTGAAATTAAATTTGTTTTAAACGAATCTAAATTTTCCGCAATTGCATCCAATTGAGCCAAATAACCATCAAATTGTAATGACCTAATATCTAAGTTCCAAGGGCCGTCTTTAGGCCAAGTAACTTGTTGGTAATCTGTAAAAAATTCCCCATTTTCAGTTTGAGCAGGAATTTGAAACACCGCAGTGTATTCAGGTCTTATTAACCTATTTAATAAGAATTTTTCAACTTCATCAAAATTTTCTGCAAATATCTTATCAGTAATTAAATCATTCGGTCTAATTTGGTATTCTTCGAAAACTGTAGTTGCCGATTCACCAAAAGGAGCACCTGAAACATAAAAACTAATATAACCAGTACCTAATGTATCCGATGGTTGAAATGAATTTATTTTGAATATATTATCGTTTATACTAACACAATAGTCTAAATAAGTGTTATATAAATTTCTATATGGTGAAGTTGTGATTTCCCTTAAATTTAGATTGGTTGCAGCACTTATAGAATAATCAATATCAAAAGGATTATTAATCCTATCAACATTAATTTGAAAATAAGTTTCGTCTTCAATAGGGTCATAACTGACATTAACTGCAGTTGCACCTGTAACAAATACTAAGTTTGAAAATTGAACGTCTAAAGAGGCAGGAAAATAATTAATAATTTTCGTTGCGGATACTTGGAATCTTTTACGTAAAGAACCATACATCGAAAAGTTGAGAACTTGTGAAACATCATAATTAGGATAAACCCTAAACTGAGTTGCAATAATTCTTCTACTTTCATTAACATCTTCAATGTTTAACGATTGTAAACTTAACGGTTCGGAAAATGCTCCAACATTAAAATTTCTATTAACTTTTTCTGTAACCGAAGTTGTAAACTCAAAATTACCTTGCGTTAAACCTCCCCCTTCAACAGTTTGTAAACCTACAATGTTGTCGGAAAAAGTCGCAGCCCCACTACCAGGTCTTGGCGGATAAAAATATTTTGTTGTTGTCGTATTTACTGCCATTAAGTTGTTATATTTGTAAAGTTTTTACTAAAATCAACATTATTACCTCGACCTTGTCTAACTTCATATAACAACGCATTAAATTGGTCTCTAACCTCGTATAAGTTGTATTGTCTATAGATGTTATTTTGTGAATCATAAATTGTGTAAATTCCATCATCAATAGATTTGGTTTGATTACCATAAAGAGCTATTGCAAGAGATGAAATGTCATATTCAACCATCTCAATTTCAACCGTGATGGGATTAAAAAAAGTATTGGTTATAATGATATCTTGGCTTGGTTGTCCAATAAATGGTGTTGCATTTGGTTTGTTTGTTGGAGATGAAGATGGTGATAATGTTAAAAATATTAAATTTGAAGAACCATCAACATATCTATATCTAATCGCCTTTTGTTGTGTATTAACCTCATTCGACACAACAGGTTCACAATAAAAACTTGAAGTAATTACTCTGAAAAAATTAGGTATTTTTGAACCATCCGGATTTAGATATTCCACTCTAAAACCAACTAACCCCTGAGGAACAAATTTGTTTTGATATTGTGCTGGTACATTAGTTAAATCAATCACAAGACCTTTAACATTTGGAAGGGCACTTAAAACCCCACAATCAGTAATTACTGTTCTGATTTGAGCAGGTCTCAAATATAAAGTATAAAATCCTAAAGCATTAAACTGATTTGCAGGTAATGTTAGATTATACAACCCTCCTAAAACTTCAACACCTGCGTTTCCACCGGTTTCAGAATTTTCAAAATAAGGTCGTAAAATTGTTTGAGCATCCAATTTTGTTAAGACAAATGCGTCCGTAACATCTCTACTCGGTGTATAATTCATGATGATTTCAACATCTGTTGGTGAAACATCAGAAGGTCTTATTGTTCCATAGCTTCCAATTGCCATATCTTGTTATTTAATTTATAAATAGTTTAGTTATTTTTTTCCTTTAATTTTCTTTATTAACAACATTAAAAAATCCATATCCGTAATTAATCATGTCACCAAGATTATCTACCTCACCAATTCTTTGAACTCTTTCATAAGCACTATTGTTACCTCTCTCAACAAACACATTTGTTTGTATCTGTGCTTGGTCAACAACTTTTAATAAAACCTCATCTTTAGTTATTGGTGTTGAGGTTAAATTATTCTCTGTTAATCCTGATGATTGTTCAAAATATATTGTAGTACCATCAAAATAATCGTAATAATTAATCTGAGTTATAGTATATGCAGTATAGATTGGTGTAACATCGGTAATCATTCCCCATATTTGACCATTACTAATTACAGGAGTACCAATTCGTTGGTTAATTGTTAAATCCCCATAGGTATCTAATTCGGTTAGTCTTGATTTAGTAATACCCGATATAGTAAATGGTACCGTAACATAATTGTTAGATGTTTGAGCAGATACTTCATTAACTGCATCTCCTGAAAATATATAATCATAAGACACTGATGTCCCAATCCAATTACCTGATGATGGTGCGAAAAATGCCTCTCCTTGAGGATTATAAATTGTCACATCACTAAATGGTGTTGTAATAGTTTTGGAAACTTTTGTAATTCCCCAAGGGTTAATCTGTTCTAAGGTAATCACATATTGTTTATTCTCAACAGGGTATGTATGATTAATTGAATTAGGTGCGTAAGTCGTTATTGTTTGTTTTGGTGAACCATCACCCCAATCAATTCTATAAGCAGATAAATCCAAAAACTTTTGAAATTCATTTGAAGTATTATAAACATTGTAAGTATAACTTGAGGATGTAGTAGATGAAAATATAAAATTTGCCACAACATCTTTTTGTAAAACCGCACCATCAAAAGGACTATAATATCCCGCATCAACCGCACTTTGTCTTATCAAAATAGGAATGGTAAGTCCTGTTAAAATTGAACTTCCGTTTACCCCTGAACTCACAACTTGAGTCATAGCAGAATAAACCCCAACAGGAGTTCCCTCATAATCCACAACTGACAAGTCACCTAATATCGTTTCCGGTGATATCTTAATATTATAAAAATCTTCCATTATACAGGTGGGTTAATATATTCATACCATTTTATGGGAATATTAGTTCCCATTCTCTGACCATAAGTGTTTAATACTTGATAAGTTTGACTCGGATAATCTAACTTAACCGTATAATAGAAATATTGAGTGTTATCAAAATTATATCGTAATCCATCTGAAAGGTCAGATTGAGGACCATTCGTGTCATCTAATGGGTCTGACCCCTTACCTGTCATCATTTTTGTAAATTGTCCTGTTTTTGCGTTATAAAACTTAGCCGCCATATAAAACGTATCCAAATTTAAAAAAGTTCTTTTCTTTAACCAATAAAGAAAAAATCCCTCTTTATCCCCAACATAATCTAAAATAAATTTAGGTTTTTTAACCGATACTAAAGTTCTTTGCATTAGAGTATCCATTTTTAATCCTTGTTGTGTCGGAATGATAACTGTTAAGTAATTTGTTTGTCTTTTCTCATCCGGAGTATCATAAAAATCTAATTTAAAAAATGAATTTGCAAAATTATTATTATAATAATATAAATCTTGTGAGGTAAATCCTTCATTCATATAATCAATACTCCAACTTGTTATATTCGACAAAGGACCTCCTGAATAAAAATAAAATTCGTAGTTCACCTCAGTATTATCCGTGGTTCCGGTTGCCGGAGCATGTGCGAATCTGGTCACTTCAAAATCTCGACCAACCCCAATAACCTCAGTTATCATTTGAGTTTCATACTCATCAATTGCCAAGTCTAACCCCAAATAATCCCAAGTCAATTTTATTGGAATATTAATTTCTTTATTAGTACCATCAGGTACTATCGTTACTTTATTCACAGTCATCTATAAATGGTTTTATTGGTATATCAACCCCGTTTAAACTCTCATTATAATTACTACCTTCCGGTATTAATCTAAACACAACTTCAGCAAAAGGATAATGTGAAGTATTTAAAAATGGGTAATCAACACCTCTGTCTAAATTATCAAAAAACCCATAAGTGTATAAATCCCTCCATCTAAATTGTTGGTCAGACTCAGAATAGTATGAATATTCAGGTAATTGCTCAATAAAATCAACATTTCCAGTTTCAATATAATCTGAAAATACTTTTAAAGTCATTTTATTATGTGGTTCATAATAAAAACCTTTAGAATTTGTGTCCACAAAATCAGAAGTTTGAAAAACAGTTTGATTATAATTTATCTTTTGATAATATGGTGAGATAACTCTTTCAAGTTGTTCGTAGTCATTCCATTCACAAAAATCCCCATATAAAACATCATCTTTAACTAAATTTTGATTATAATAGAATGTTTTGGTCGCACCACTTGTTAAAGTATATGATGATACTGGTATTTGACAACTCGATTCATTATTAAATAAATCCCAATATTGATTAACCTCTTTTGTTAAATTAAACTCCCACCCTTGTTTTAGACCAAAACCACCTGAAGGTTCATTAAAGTATCCTGCATATCCTTTATTAATAATTGTTAGATATATCTCACTTAACGGTCTCATTTGATTATCTTTATATCCTGCAAAATCTAAATCATAAGCAGATGTCATATTATAAGAGTTACTACTAGTTTTTTGAGATATTCTTGAAACCTGATTTGGTGTTATTGAACTATATTCAAATTGTTTTTTTTCATTAAAGACATTTTTTTCAAACCCATTTTTTGTTACTATTAAATCTTCAAGATTAGTAATTACTTTATGTTTTCGAACATAATACTTTGATTTAGTCTCCAACAAATTATCCGGATTAATTACTCGTTTAAATAATCCAGTAACATTATCCGCAAATGTATTTCCCGTATAACCAATATTGAAAACATTAAATACATAAGGGTCACTATCAAATAACCCATTACCTAATGAGTAAACTTGAAAAATATTAGAATTTCTATAAGTTAATGATAATTCAACATATTCGTCAACAGATAATCCGTGAGGTGCAATACATTTAAACGATATTAAACCGTTTCCATTTATCTCAATATTTTCAATGGTAAATGGAATACCCTCTTGAGCCTCCCAATCAATATCTCTAGTTGTATTAGAATAATAATATAGTTTTTTTGTGTAATCATTTTCAAATGGATATGTTAAATAATACATCCAATTATATGTGTAAGCACTTTTTGACTTATAATTAAAATGTTGGTTATTAACATCCGGTCTAAAAAAATCAAATTCATAATATTGTGGATAACCCTTCCAAATTCCAGTAACCATTGAATTTTCTGCGTTAACATAATATAAGTTATACTGAAACGGTAAATAAGTAGTAGTACCAACATAAGTGTTATCATATATGTAATTAACTTTAAATGTTGGTCTAAACACAGTACATGTCTGTCTTTCATCATCATAAACTTGAGCCAAACTAATTGTAACACTTCTATCGTATTCAGTAATTTGTTGACTTTGTTGGTTTAAAGATATAGTTACTCTTTCATCAACTGATGGTGCTCCTTTATATTTTAATCCGCTAGGTATTATTGTGAAATTATTCATCTATCGAATATTTTGTTTTAAATTTATCCAATGCTGTTTCACCATTAATCAATCCAAAATAAAAATGAAATGGAGCCCCCACAATAAATCTGCTCGATGATGCCCCTGTGGTAGAATAATTACCATTCGCATCTACACTAAAAATATATCCTCTCGCATATAAATCACTGACACTACTAGTTGTAGGTCTGAAATAATTTGGATTAGACAAACTTGTTCTGTCTAAAGATTGATATGGTTTACCTTGAACTATATCCGCATAGTCTGTCGCCCAATTATTATCTTCTGTCCCAAAAATAGTTGTTCCTGACGCACTCCATTGATAAAATGGAACAACTTGAGATTTAATACCATATGGATAAGGATAATAATTGGCGTTATTATTAACTCTAAAATTTATTCGTCCCGGTGTTAAGTAATCTTTCACTTGTAGGTCTTCAGTTGTCGATGAAAACCAAACCGCAACTACCGGATATTGAGGTGTACCTAATACCTCAACCGGGCCAACTTGTCCCTGAACTAATTGATAATATTCAGGTGAAAATTTTATCACACCAAGTTCAGAGTTAATTGATAATAACTGAGCTAAATCTCCATCTATTTTAAGATTTCCTCTAGAAAATAATTGATTAATACCACTGTCACCGCCACCTAGCATACGTTGTAAAAAACTTTCATTTGTAATTCTCGATATAACAAATAAATTAACTAAATCTGATGGGTCACTGTATGTTGTTGGTTCCATTTGTCTCATAACATAAGATGAAGTATCACCTTCCCCTAAAATAATTTCATCGTAAAAACTATCTTTCATACCTAAATTAATAATTGTTGTTGGAGATTGAAGATTTAATTTATTCAAAGAACCCACTTGAGTTGCTGCATTACCAATAAATTTATTTAAAAATTCATTGTATGGACTACTTCTATAATAAAAATTATTTGTGTCCTTTTCAAAATAAATTGTATCTCTACAAAAACTGGGTGGTAATGGTCTGTTTTGCGAATCAAATATTGTATCAATTTGAATTGGGTACATATATAATCCTCCATTAACCCAGTTATTAACAAAAGATTGAGATAAAACCCCTTGACACAACCCATAAAAAAATCTCCATCGAAATGCCCATTCATTAAAATTATCGATGTCTTTTCCAATATCAGTTAAGGGCTCCCTTAAAAATTGATAACAACCATCAATAACAGCATCACTATTTACACAATTTTGATTAACTTGAAAATCAGTACCAATACCTTCATAACACTCAATAGATACAACTTCACTACATTTAGTAAAAGTGTTAAATACATTAGTTGATGCATATTGTCCTTCAATATTCTCAGTAGTTATATCAGCACCTAATGAATAGTTTGTTGCTTGAATATCAATACCTGCATCATCTATAACATAAACCGCAAACCCTAAATTTTGTTGTAATAAAGAAGGATTATAATCCCAACTAGACCCATCCAAAACATCTGAAGATGGTAATCTATCTGTTCTCATAACATTGTTGGTATTAGAAGTAATACTCATTGGGTTTTGAAGTAAACTAGGGTATAAAACTTTGGTGTAATAAGTTATTGTTGTATCAGTAGGTGAAATACCACCCTGAGTATAATAATACGCACCACCTGATAAATCTTCAGATGTTTTATATCTACCCGGTTCATTTGCAACACTAGTCCAAGTATCATTAGAACTTAATGAAGACACAATATTAACACCATTCACATTTGAAACTGAAGTAGAAGGAGGTGCGTTAGACGCATCATAACTTCCATAATATCCAACAATACTAGTCGTGAATGATGAGAATGTTAAACCAGGAGTATTTGAACCGCTTATACCCCCTCTAAAGAAATGAGATGGATAAAATATATCACTTTGTGAATTAAATTTTTGAACTGAAATAGAATTATCCGGTAATTTTTGTATTGGAATATTTAATCTTGTATTTGCAGTCATAATTAATGAGTCTTCATTTGGTAACCCAAATAATTTACCCAAACCATAGGTGTTAGTATAAATTGGCGAATATGGGTCAACACCTCTTTGTAGTATTAAAATATGTCTTTGAGAAAAATCCTCGAATAAATCAGATGTTTTATATGAAGGTGTAGAATCTTGTTCCCAATAAGAATACCCCGGTTGTAATACGATAGCTGGGTTATTATTAAACAATACTGGTGGTACTTCGATTAACTTACTATATAATATGACAGTACCGGATTCCATTATATTTGGTAATAATCCATCAGTAGTTGTGTCCCACATAGTAGACGCTTCTTGGACAGTCATACCCGTTATTACTTGAAAATACTCAACATCTGAAGGATATTTATAATTTTGTTGAGTAGAACCGGTATTTAATTGATAATTTACCGATAAATTATTTAATTGATTATTTGGGTCACAATAATTTACAGTGTAAGTTGACGCTCCACTATTTAATGATGTACCACTAATACCTCTATTATACGAACCAGTATTACCCGTATACGTTGCATTAACATCTTTCGTTGTTAATGGGTCTACAAAGGTTAAAAGGGTTCCGGATTGTATTGGAGTATCATAAATAATAACTAAAGTATTATCGTAGTGACTATTAACGCTATTGTCAAATGACACTCTAATACGATTAACACCGGCGAAATATTTTTGTCTAAGATTAAAATTGTTAATTCTCTCACCAAAAGGATAATAATTTGAATAAGCAAAAAAATCATTTGTAACACTTCCACTAGTAATAATTGTTACAGGTGATTCCATTACTTTATATACTTGATTGTCATTGTTAACATCACTATTACCACCCATGGCAATTGAAAAAGAAGTTTGCACCGTTGCTGGGTCTGTAGTAATATTTAATTGATTTATTGGTGTTACAAAATTATTATAATAATTAAAGTTGTTTGAAAATTGAGTCATTAAAGTACCTAATGGTGCACTTGATGTCTCTGCGTCAACAGATGATGTACCACATTCACAACTTATACAATCAGGATATGTAATTACGGGTAATTGAAATCCTCTAATAGGTTGTCCTTTAAATAAATTAAAAATAATAATAAATGCAGTAAGTAAAAGAGCCAATTTACCAGCAATAATACCGTATTCTGTTGCCTGTGCAGTTAAATTCTTTGCTTCTAAAAATGCAGTAGTTGACAACTTAGCAAAGAAAGAACCTAATCCCGAAGTATAAATACCTGCATACGCCGCTGCTGAAGCCGCTGCCAAGATACCACCATCTTTTGTCGCCTTGCCAGCTTCAATAAGTCTTTTAATAGCCATATATCCATAATATCCTATCAATATTCCCATGAACACAATAAACCAATCTTTAAACTTAACTAATGTATTCCAAACAAATGCAAGAACATGAATAACAATTAATAACGGAATCGAAATAATTTGAAGTACTTGCATCAAAATCGAAAATATAAAGAAAAACAAATTAAAATTTTTAAAACCATCATTTACTGGAAATTTATTGATTGTTGATTCACAAGAAGAATCGTCCACTTCTTTTATTCCAATAAAATTTGCCCTTCCACCTTTTTTATACTCATCAATTAAATTTGAAACCGTATAAACTCGGTTATATTTAAATTCATAAAATGTATCTTGACAATCAATTATTTCATCTAATTTTTGAATTCTTTCTGTTGAGGTAAACCCTGTCGTACCACCCGGAGCATAACCATTCCAATCTAAACCAAAATAATAAGAACTTTTTAATTTGTTTTGTACCGTAATATTTCCCGAATAATTTGGGTCATTATCGGAAGTTGACCAACCATATTCTCTAACATTTGGAATTAAAAAATTAGCTCTTCTATTTTGTTGACTAAGACTCGGTGATTGCTGCCACTTAACTTTAAATCGATACTTACCTTTTGTCGGTATACCTATTGTAGGGTCATTAGATATAACCTTTTCACCAAACTCATTAGTTGTGAAATAATCTAAATTCATTGGTAATTCAACTAACCAAGCTCCACTACCATCTATAACATTCCCTGATTGTTCTAATAAGTACTGCTCTAATATAGGATTACCTCCACTATCTTGTTGTATTGTTTGTCGTATAGCCAATATTTGACCAGGACCCGCAATCATTGAACAAAGGTTACCCATGTTGTCTCTTGGTCTACAATTACTTCTCAATCTCATTCTATCAGTAGTAGAGAAAATAGACCCCATGAAAACCGATGTTGGTTGTATATCAATATTAGCCTCATCCCTTAAATCAAAGTCAACACGATTTACAGCAATTTGACATATTTCAGGGTCACCCCATAATGGTGAAACCGATAATGTTTTGGTTAATGAAATAATTTGAGGTAAAGATGTCAAATCGTTTGAACTTCTGAAAGTATTACCAGCAACTTGACTTTCAGTTGCAAGTCCCATTCTAATTAAATCTTGAGGCGTTAAAGAAAATTCACCAATGTCAGATAAGTCAACATCCATAACTAAAGTCTGAGACCCTAATGGAACACCCATTATCATATAATCACCACTTTCATTAGTCTTAGTGGTATAACGATAATATTTGTCGTAAATTTGTACTGCAACACTATCCGTTAAGACATCATCTCTTGTTGGTAATGTTCCTGTTGCGGCATGAACAGAATAAGATTTTTCGTAAGGTAATAAATTGTAACGATAACCATCCTCATTCTTATCTGTTGGTGATTTGTAAGGATATATACTTGAAATTATTGGGTTAGATTCATCTACATCAGTAATTGGTATAAAAATCGAAACTCGAGCATTTGGAATACCAAATCCGTTATTAGCAGTAACCCTACCAACAATTACTCCATAGTCCGCACAACTTCTTGTGTACACATCAGCTTGTTGTATTTTTAGTGATAATATTTCTAAAAACTCAAAGTCTTGGTCCAACTCAACGTTAATAGTTTTGTTGATACCTAATTCGGTTTTAATTCTATAAGACTGACCCATGCAATTCTTTTAATTAATAAATAGTTTATGTGTTATTTTTAAAATTCACACACCTTACTTTTAATTATAAGATAGTTGGGTAATAAATAAACCTGTTATGAAAAGGTAACTGATTGGAAATTTTTAACCGACACCCTAATGTCCTTATTAGGATATCTAATTTGATAAACTTGAGATGGTTGAGCGAAAATTGTATCATCAACCGGTGCGATTTCTTTTGTTTCCAAATTACTATATTCCATAGATGTTTCGGAAGAAGAATATTGTCCTCCAACATTATTATAAACATTTAAACCAGCAACAGTTAAAACTCCATTTTGATTTTGAACAATACTTCTTATTTCAGATAAATAAACATTTTGACCTAATTCCCTTGTTTGTGGATTAAGATAAGTCGAAATTCTATCAACTACATCAGAAATAACTTGTCCTGAATTTTGAGCGGAATCTAACACAATCTGAACATCAATACTTAAGTCAATAACATCAGCCGTTAATATTGAAATATAATCGTTCATCATTCTATAATTGGATAGGTAATTTGCAACATTTTGTCTTAAAGTATCAGACACAATACTTGTTAATTTACCTGAAGTATCATACGATAATAACTGAATTAATATCTTATTATTATTCTCGGTTATGGATACTTTTGCAGGTGCACCAAACTCTGATGGCATATTTCTAATAATTGATTCGTAATCTTGTACCGTTACTGCTCTTTTTTGAGCTGAGAAATTAAATGAAACATAATTTCTAATCTCCTCTAATGAAGGAGTCCCCGCACCACCAATCGCGGCAGTAACGTTATTACATCTTAGTGAATTAACAACAGATGAGTTAGTTGACTCAGATGGTCCGTTTACAAAGAAATTAACAGTACCAACTTGATTAATCACATTTGTACCTAAGTTTGTCGCCAAACCACCACCAACTCGATACTGAACGAATAATGTGGAATTAGGTATTAACGCAGAACCCAATGAAAAGTTGTTTGAATATCTTTGTAAGTCAATTGTCGCACCAACTGTTGTAAATTGGTCTAACGCATCTTGAGCTGTGTTTGTTCCACCACCAAAAGTCATCTTTTTAAACCCTTCGGAGGTATATTCACTTATAAATCTATTTTGTGTTTGAATATATCTACCAACTTTAATACCTGGTTGGTCCGATACTTTAGTTGGGTCTTCAATAAAAACTCTATCTTCAGCTAATGAATCAACTTCATACCATTTATTTTCAACACCTAAAAATTCTGCGGTCGAAGGAATATTAGTATATTCAGTTCCACTCTTAAGTAATACACTTGTAATACCTAACACATTTTTTTCAGGTAAAAATAATTCAAAGAATGGTTTTACATCATTAGGTGTAATTACTCTTTTAAACACTTTAGTAATACCATTAACAACCAATTCTCGTTTAGTAATGGTATAATTAATTAAAACGTTATTAGCATTAAAATTTGGTATTTTTAATCTATTTGGAAACCCTTGAGCATTATATGGTGATGTAAAATCAATATCATATATGTTTTCAAAAACAATTCCCGCTCCAACAACTTGAGACCCTCTTGTTAATGTTCCTAAGTATCTTTCATCCTCTTTATCTCCAAAGGCCGGAACCGTAATTGAAAAATCTACTAAAGATACCGATGGTCTTTGACCCGGTAATTTCAATCCATATGTTCTTGCAATATTATAAATTGAAGACCTCTGTTGAGCGTATTGTAGTACCGTCTCCTGTATACTTCTATCAATATGATAATGTAAATTATCTGCAACCGCTGCGTTCAAATCTAAAAACACCGAGAATACCGAAGCGTCATTGAAATCCTGTATTAATTCAGGGTAATAAGTTCTTACATAGTTTAATAATTCAGTTCTTATTCCTTGAAAATCTCTTGTAGTATATGATATATTACGATTTGCCATATGATATTAAATATTAATGATAACGAAATCACTCGGTCCAAAAGTTGAATTGTTTGTCGAGTAATCTATTTTTATTTTTGCGGTATATTCTGAAGTCCCTTTACCCGGAAACCGATAAACAGATGACTCACTTGTTCCTATTGTCGCCATTCCTGTTGCTAAATCAACTTCTTCTTGAGGGTCAGCAGGACTTATTGTAATTTGGTTTAATAATAAATTTGGCATAAAAGTACCTACAGCATCTCGAATATCAGATTCAATAGCATCAAATGTTAACCCATCAAATGGTTCAAACAAAAACTCATAAAGTCTTGTTCCAAATGTCGGTAAATAATATCTTGAACCTTTTCGAGTCAAAAGTAAGTGAATTAAATCCGCCTTAATTTCTTGAGCTTCAAATTCAGTTAACTGTAAATAGTCACCCTTTAATGAATCCCTGAAAGGGAAATTAAGTCCATATGTTGTTCCGTCTGCCATATCTATAATTATAGTCTTATGATTATTTCTTATAAATACCTAAAAATAAAAAATCCCGACATTGCCGGGATTAATATAATTATTGGTATTTTATTATGAACCACATCCAAAACATTCAAATTCTGAATCTGTTGGTTTTGTTGTAGGTTCAACAAGATTCACTTTTGGTTTCTCTTGTTTAACTGTTGATTGATTAACTTTTGAAATATCCACCGCTAAGTGTTTTGCTCCGGTTGATATCGCTTTAGTCCTAACATAATAACAAAGAGTTTTCAGTCCTTTACCCCATGAATGAAAGTGAGATGATGAAATTTTTGATAATGTTGGTTCTGACATATAGATATTCATTGATTGTGATTGGTCAATAAATGGTGCTCTGTCTGCCGCCATATCAATAAGTTCTCTTTGAGATATCTCCCAAATTGTTTTGTATTTTGGAATTAAATGCTCAATTCTTTTAACTTTTTTATTGTAATTTTTATCTTCTTGGTCAAGATAATTATTAAAGTTGATATTTTGAACCGAACCTTCATTCATAATGATTTCATTTTTTAAATCTTCAGACCAAATACCAATTTTTTCAAAATCATTAATCAAGTATTTGTTAACAATTAAAATTTCCCCACCAACTACACGACGATTAAATAAAGCCGAGTGAGCCGGTTCAGTCATTTCAAATGAACCTGTAATTTTAGCTGAAGACGCAACTGGCATCTGAGCCGTGAATAACGAGTTACAAACCCCGTGGTTAGACACTTCTAATTTAAGTGAATCCCAATCCCACATTCTACTTAACCCTTCGTAATCTAATCCCCACATATCAAATTGGAATTCTCCTTTTGACATTGGCGAACCTTTAAAGAATTCGTATGGTCTGTATTCACCTGATTTACATAATTCCATACTTTCCGTAATTGCCGCAAAGTAGATAGTTTCAAAGATTTGTTTATTAAGTTTTTTTGCCTCTTCAGTTGTGAAGATATAGTCCATTAAAAAGAATACGTCAGCAAGTCCTTGTGTTCCAATCGCAATTGCTCTTTGTTCCAACCCACCTTTTCTACCTTGTTCAGTTGAGTAACTATTAATATCAACAACTTTGTTAAGTGCTCTAACAACTTTTCTAACTTCACTATAAAGTAATTTAAAATCAAACTCACCTTTAATGATAAAGTTTTTTAATACCATTGATGATAATGTACAGATTGCTGTGGTGTTCTCATCAGTATATTGGTAAATCTCATTACATAGGTTAGATTGTTTAATCACCCCAATGTTTTGATGATTTGTTTTTCTGTTAGCACTATCCTTAGAACATAAATAAGGAACCCCTGTTTCAACTTGAGATTCAATAATTTTGTTCCAAATTGTTTGAGCTTTAACTTTTTTACCTAAACCAAGTTCAACGGCTTTATTATAATTTGATTCATACTCATCACCATAAGTTTCTTGTAATGGTTTAATCCCCGCCTTTTTAATATCATTAGGACAGAACAAATACCAATCATCGTTGTTCTTAACCGCATTCATAAAGTTGTCCGGTAACCAAATTGAGGTAAATAAATCTTTTGCTCTTAATTCTTCAGCACCTGTGTTCTTTTTAATTTCAAGTAAATCAATGATGTCTTTATGCCAAGGTTCAATGTAGATAGCTGCACTACCCGGTCTTCTTCCTTGTTGATTAAAGAACCTTAATCCTTCATTAACAATTTTTAAGTATTTTAGTAAACCACCAGCAAATCCACCTGATGAATTAATACGACTCTCTTTACTACGAATGT